GGCCGATCACGGCCAGGCTGCTGCGCGTGATCGTGCGAACGCCGCTTGCAGATTCGGTGATGGTAAGACCGTGGGCCATGGGCAGTTCCTTCAGCTTGAAAAGGTGGCGGAATTTCGCCTGATCGGGATGGAGAGCGAGACGAGTGCGGTGGGATCGGGCGCGTCGAGATCGTAGCCTTCGATGCCAATGACCGGAGCGCCGCCTGCGAAATCGCCCGAAAGGGTGACGCGCGTGATCTGGAATCCGGCTTGCCAGCGGCGGATGGCAATGGCCGTGGCTGCGCGCAGCAGCATCGCAGTGGCGACATTGAGCGGGCGATCGAGCAGTTCGAACAGCAGCGAGCCGAAATCACGGCGCATCACGCAAGTGCCCAGCGGCGTGGTGAGGATCCGCGCAATGTGCATCGCCCGACGCGTTGCGCCGGAGATTGCCTTGCCTGTGTTTGGATCCATGCCGATCATGAGGCGGACAGAAGCGCGCTTTGCGCGCGGGTGCCTAGCGCATGGCGTGGTAGAGGCCGGGTTTACCGACCATGACAGCTTTAAACGGGGGTGCCGCTCTGGCTGCCACCGCCCTGCACGCCGCCGTGGCGATGCGTCTTCAGGCTGGTGCCCCCAGCAAAAACATCGTCAGCGGTGACATCACCAGTAACCGTCACGTCACCCTCAATCGAGACGGGACCACGGATCGTCAAGCCCCCCGGCGCTTCGACCAGCGCGGTGGCACCGGCGGGCAGGATGGCAGAAAGGGCATGAGCTTCGGGATCGTAAGAGATCACCGCGCCGTCCTCGAACTCGACCAGCTCGGCAAGGGTTGATCCCGGCGGGGGGTTGGTATCGTTGTTCAGGCCGAGCAGCGCCACGCCATTGCCGATCTGGCCATCGGGGCAGAGCAGCAGGCATTCCTCACCCACGCTGGGCGGTGACCAGGCGCGGGTTTTCCCAGCGCGCAGGCCGAGCCAGCGGATGGGCGGGGTTTCGCCGCCATCCCCTTCACCCTCTTCGGAATCGGCGAACCGCACCTTGCAGCGCGGGGGCGAGAGGGTGACTTCGCTGATCTGGCCGAGGCGGATCAGCGTGGAGGGATCGAGCGGGATGTCTTCTTCGGCAGCGGGCATAGTGTCAGAGCACGCGCCTTACCGCATCCACTGCGTCTTCAACCTTCGTGGCTGCGCCGCCTGTGCGCTTGTCAATTTCGCGCTTCACGATCTCGTCAACGATCGGCGCCAGTGCTTTGCCCACGACCTTGGTCAGCAGTTTCTTGAACATGACTTTCTCCTGTTGCGGGTTCGTCCCCACCTTCCCAATCGAGCGACTTGTCGCCCCAGCGGCCACGCAACGCGCGGCGGTTGATCGCAAAGCCAAGGCCGGTCAGCACCAGCAGGATGCAAAACGCAGACAGCCACAGCACCCACCGAATGGTGGTAACGCGCTCGCCCTCCGTGTCCGGCGTCCATCCTTTTTCGGGCAGGAGCATGCCCGAGAGCAGCCATAGCAACACGGTGAGCGCCACTGCCCCGGCAACCGAAAAGACCAGCGCGGCAAGCGCCCGCCAGTCCTTGGGTGGCCAGTTGGGGAGGTGCCCGGTCATGCCGATGCGCCGGTCTTGCGCTGTAGCCATGCCTTGAAATCACCCACCGTCTTTCCGCGCAGGATCGATGGGTTGGCAGCTGTGGCAGCTTGGCCGGCAAGCACATCGGCGCGGCTGCCATCGGAGGCTTTCAGCACCTTTGCTGCCGTGCCCGCACCAAAGAAATGTGCGGCATAGAGTGTGGCCGAAGTGATCGGGATGCCCTGTTGCTGCAGATAGCGCGCGTTCTTCAAGGTGAAGCTGCGTGCACGCGCGGTCTGCTCTTCCACCGGTGGGCGCAGGCCACCGAATGCCTGTGCGGCGTCGGCTCCCCACACTCCGCCTTCACCCAGCCACGTGGACCGGATGAACTGGTAGAGGCCACTGGCGGTGGAAGTGCCGGCCTTCACGTAGGGCCGGTTGCCGCTCTCGATCTTTGCCAGGATATCGAAATAGCCCGCCGGGATGGGATCGCCAGCACCATTGATCGGCGCAGGCGCAGCCTCTGCCGGCCGAGGAACGTTGAACGCATCGAGCAGGTTGTCGAGCGCCAGCACATTGCCGGAATCGTTGAACAGCCCCGGGCGGGCGAGCGCGCGGACGGCATCGAATATCGGCTTGCGCGGGTCAGTCTGGCGGGGATCTGCGGAATTCACGGCGTTTCGTCCTTCTTCTGGCGCTTGAACATCCCCTGCACGGTGGGCGTTTCGTAGATCCTGATCAGCCACCAGATGATGGGGAGGATGGTGGCAATGGCGGGCAGCATGCTGATCAGGTTCCCCAGAACGGTGGCGAGCGAGAGCGCATCGAGCAGCTGCTTGAGCCGGTCGGGCAAATTTTCAATCAGGTCACGCATCACGCCACCTCGACATAGCTTGGCAGGCTGTAGCTCACGCGTGGCCTGATCCCGACGCGATCGAGGCCTGCTGGCATGCCTGCCTTCACGCCGCGCAGGATGCTGGCACCGCTGACGGGATCGTCCCAGTTCGTCAGGTTGATCGTGGCATCCTGCAGCGGATTGTGCGGGTTGTTGCCAAAGCCGGACCAGACTTTCAGGTTCTCGGGCAGATCAACCGCAAATGAGACGGTGACTTCAAACCGGCCGGCATGTGGCCCACTGGCCACGCGGCCGGGGGTGACGACAGCAGCGCTGGGCCAGATCGGCGCGCTGCCATCGGCATTTACCGAATAGCGGCACCCACCGTGAAAGCCCGCACCGACCAGCTCCAGGCTGTCAAACCACGAGCCGCCATCATCGAAGTAGAGCTTGAGCTCGCGCAGACCCGTCTTGATCGCAGCGACAAGGCCCGGGCCTTGCCCGTCATGTGACGCATGGCCCAGGACAAAGCCAATGTGCTGCCCGATGCGCTGCATGATCTTCGCTTCTGATCCGTGCGGATCGGTATCGGGCGTGCCATGGTGCAGCAGATCGGTGCCGTTCCAGTGCTTGCGCAGATCGACCGTGCTGGGGCCAAAGCTTTGGGCGATGCCTTCCTCCACACAGCGCATTTCAACCTCGCGCGTTGCCTGGAACGCCGCCTCGCTGCCGGAGTGAGATGACGAGATCGGCATCATCACCACGTGCGCAGATCCGCCGCGATTGATCGTGGCAAGGCTACCGGGGCCGGAATAAGTGGCGGAAAGATCGCTGAAGTAAGCCACTGCATTGTCGAGGTTTGATTGGCCGGTGGTGTTGACGATTACGTCCACGCGCCCGCCCGCATGGGCAATGCCATCGACGGCAGCGTTAAACTGCGCGGTTCCCGGGACGCGCTGGCTTTGTGGGGTACCCGAAGTGCCCGCTGCAACCAGCGTCATCGGTAGGTCGGATAGCTGGCCAAACCGCTGCGAAAGGTGCGCAGGCAGTGCGTTGGTCGTCTGCACCAGCATGCGCCGGTCATATGCATTGGCCGTTGCGGCATAGCCATCGACCCAGCGAGAGCCGGGATGCGGCGTGGCGGCGGTGGTCTGGGTCTGGTTGCTCTGGAAAACAGACAACGATTGGCCGAAGAACATCACGTTGATGCCGATGCGCTGAACGGGCGATGGCCATGGAACGGTGAGCAGCCCGCCGCCGGGGTTCTCGACATCCTCGCGCCAAATCCACGTTTCCAACGGCTTGCCCGCAAGATCGTCGGCCGTCGCCTCGTCGATGTAAAACAGGCCGCTGAAGGTGCCGAACCCGCCGGAAATCTCGGTCACGGTAACCGGTACGTCCACCGCTTCGTATCCTGCCACTGCCACCGGCGATCCGCTCGACCGATCGTTGACCAGCGCCTTGAGCTTGCCCATGCCCTGCACGGTGTAGCGGCCTTTCAAGATCACCAGCGCGCGGCCATCGGCAAGGCGGCTAATCACTGGGGCGGCCTGTTCCAGCATCGCCACGGCATCGTTGGCCGGTTCCACGATGGCAAACCAGTCCATCAGGTTTGCCGCTGCATTGCCCGAAAAGCCGTGCTTCCGCGATAGCGGCACGTTACGCACCGCCGGGGTCACGTCTTGCGGAACATCATGCTTGCGGCCATTGACCATCAATTGCAGCGTCACCGTTCCGGCAGTGTCGGCATAGTGGTGGGCCTGCACATCGAACGGTTCGCGCCGCAAGCCGTTGATCGCGCGAAAACTGGTGGCGCTGCCACCTGCCACTTCGGCATTGATGTTCATGCGGCCTGATAGCGGGGGGCCCAGCACTTCGGTGGAAGTGAAGCCGATGCGGGAGATACCGGCCGCCGTCCCGCCCGACGCGGTCACGTGATCGCTGATCAGGTTCGCGCCGAAAGGCACGGCAAGACGGCGCGCCACGATCACATTCTGTGATGGCGCAGTGGCCACGGCATAGTGATTGCCCGCGCCCCCCACGCCGTTGCCGCCGGCATAGCCGCCTGCAACGGACATCGATGTATCGTGCGTGCCGCCGCCCAGCGCATCAGTGGCCTTTTCCAGCGTCCACGTGGCTGCCCGGCCCTGCAGGTTGCGGCCAATGATGTTGCCGTCGCCGGTGTTGAAGGAATCGAAGCTGGGCGGCGGTGCCAGCCCCAGCAACGCCACTGGTCCAACCTCGGCACTGGTGGCCAGATTGGTGCCGCCATCGCCGGTGGCAAACACGCGGTAAGCAATGTCTGCATTTTCGTCGGCAAAGGCGAGCTGGTAAGTCGCGCCATTCGCCCCGCTGATCGCCGTGCCATTTCGCAACCAGGCACGGGCGGAAACAGTGCCAAAGCGGATGTCCCCATCATCGCCGGTCAACACCTGTCCAACCTGCACCGTGCCAGTGATCGATGGCGCAACATCCCAGACCGGTATCGGCGCACCGGGGGTTGAGCCGAGGTATTGGGCCAGATTGAACAGCGACAGCTTCATCTGCACGCCATCGACATCGACGCTGATCCATTCCGCGCCGCCCGGCTCCGTGACCTCGGGCAGCGAAGCCGGGCGTGGGTAGATGCTGTCAACATCGGCAAGGCGGGTTTCATCGCCCTGGACGATCGGGAACTTCTCGGTGCCTGAAAGTGGCTCTGCTGCCGGAATATCGGTGATCTTGGGCATCAGGCCTGCTCCGTTCCGTCGCTGCCCAGCAGGCCAAGCGCAAACTTGTGCGCCACGCCTGCGGCAACCTCGTCCACGCGGGCGATGGTGGCGTCGCGGTCATGCTTGCCGTCCTCGCCGATCACCGCGTTGACAGTGCGGGTGTGGGTCTTTCCGCCATCCACGAAAGTGACGGGGACGGTGGCACTGGCAGCGTAGAATCTGCCGATGGTGACCTTCATCGGATCAAACTCCCTTGGTCTGGACGAAAAAGCGCACGGTAAAATTCTCGGCGCTGTAAAATTCGATGGTGGTGGGGGGGCCGATGGTGACTGCGCCGATGCCGCAGTTTTCGGAATTGTTGTCGTCCCCAACCGCTACCTGCACGCCCAGCGCTGGAATGATCCAGCTTGTGTGATCGATGGGCACGTTGAAGGTGGCACTGCTGTTCGCCGGGACATCGACCCAGCCCCAGCATTCCTTGAAACCGTCAGAATAGACGATAGACCCGCCATTGTCGGTGAGGTTTGACGAGACTACGCGGCGGTAGCTGGCACCGTTGTGGCCATCGAGCAGGTCCGCATCCACGCCACTGCCCGACCCGTCGACTGTGAGCAGCTTGGCCAGCACATCGACGGCGGTGTAGGCTGTCTGGTTGAGCGGCGTGTAACCAAGCCGCGCAGCGATATCGGCGTACCAGCTGCCATTCTGGCCATCCAGCAAGTCCGCATCCACGCCGCTGCCCGATCCATCGACCGTAAGTAGCTTGGCCAGCACATCAGCGGCGGTATAGGCCGTCTGGTTGAGCGGCGTGTAACCAAGCCGCGCAGCGATGTCGGCATACCAACCGCCATTCTGGCCATCGAGAAAATCGGCATCGAGGCCGCTGCCCGCGCCATCCTGTGAGAGCAGCCAGCCCAACACCGCAGCCTTCGCCCGCGCCGGGGTGAGCGCGCGCTGCAGATCGGTTCCGGCTTGCGCTTCAGCCAAGGTCGCCAGCTCGATCAAGCCGCGCGTCTCTTCGGTGGCGGGCGGATTGGTGAAGATCGGATCACCGAACGCAATGGAGGCGGCATCGTCGGCCAACCACGCGATATCAAAGCCGATCAGCGCGAAGGCAGGCCCGGCTT